CATTATAGTCTACGTAAAATATGTGAAAGCCTATACACCATGTAAGGTGTATAGGAGAGAGATGTCTAAAGGCGAAGCGATGTCCTTTAGACCCTATTGGATCAGGGTTGCTTTTCAGCTAAACATGCGTGCGTAGTAGAGCACGGTAGAGGCAGCGAAGAAAGCGATACCGATGATGGCGATGAGGGTCTGGGCGAACATGGTAGTTCCTTTCTTGTAGAGAGTAATCTTCTCATTATAGGAACTGTAAAAAATGCGCAAAAAGCCTATAACCCATGTTTGGGTTATAGGTGAGAGCTGTGGGGTTGAATCAGTCTTCATACATGCTGATTTCAAACATCACATTGTCGAGATACTTCGCGCGGTTAACGGATCCGTCCACGACCAATTCGTGAGCAGTCTCGAGATATGCGCAAAGAATCTGATTGCGAGTCTTAAGCTCGGCAATCGCATCTTTCTGCATATCGCAGTAACTGCAAGCGAAATATAGCATAGCGGAAACGATTACAAGTGCGATAGTAACAACAGTGAGCGTGATGTAAACGAACATGGTGAGTCCTTTCATAGAAGTTTGTAGTTCTCATTATATTCGTTGTAGATTGTGTGCGAAAAACCTATAACCCAGGTTTGGGTTATGGGTGAGAGATCAGTCGTAGATCGCGTGCCAAATGTCTCGCATCAGCTCATCGAGCTGCTCCTGCGAATTCACGCCGAGGCGACGGTCGTAGGCAGCCATGGTAGACTTCTGGATCTTTTCGATCTTTTCGGCCTTGGTGGCGCCCCAGTACAGCGACGCGGCGAGGCAGACGAGGAGGGCGATGATGATGTAGTAGAACATGATTGGTCCTTTCGTAGAGGGTGATGGTTCTCATTACATGCCGTGTAAAATTTGTGTGTGTTCGCAAAAACCTATAACCCCAGTTTTTATGGGGTTATAGGTCTTTGGAAGTGAGTTCTAGCGACGGAACTTCAGCATTCCGAAAGCCTTAGAGGCGAGGACGTGAGTTTGCTCGTAATTGAGCACGGCGAGGAGCCCCAGCAAATAGACAGCCCCGTTCGCAATAGTCTCCGAAGAGGGGATCAGCTTCTGCTTCAGATCGGAGTCTTTAGCAAGCCGATGCAGCTTTTCGAGATTATTGACAGCGGTGCTGTACTCGTTTGTCGAGGGGTCTTCCCCGCCGAGCCAATTGAGCACCTCGTTTTCGAGGTCCTCGTGGTCGTAGAGGCGTTCGACGTTGGGCATAGAATGCTCCTTTCTAGTGAGTACTTCTCACTATAGCCCGTGTTTTTATTAGTTCGAAGTCCCAGAGGGCTTCGTGACCCTCATAGTAATCGTGTCGCCATCACTAAGTTCCGAAGGTTCTGCCGGGAAATCGGCATAGACCTCGTTGTGCTTGGTAACCACGAGGTCCCCGTCGACGGGCGGATCGTAGTTATTGGAGCTGACCTTAAGGCCGGCCCCAATAAGAACGCCGAGCGCCGTGATCGTGGCTGTGATCTCGTTGGTATAGGGGATTCCCCATACCATGCCGATGGTGTTTACGAACGTTGCGAGTGCTGGAATCCACAGCAAGGCAACGTTCTTGAGAGAATCGTAGTGATGATCCTTCATTTATTTCTCCTTCCATCGCTACCTTTAGGTAGCATAGGTAGATCCTCGACTTCCTCGAAGATCCTACGTCCTAGGCCGTTACCTCCGGCCTCTTCGTATGGCTTATACAAATAATTGTAGAAGTCGTCATATTCATCGATAAGGATATAACCTCTCTCGATGTAATATCGGCCGAGCATTATGATTTGTGAACGAGCCACTCCGAGGAGAAGATTGTTTACGGCGTGATTCTTGATTGATTTAGACTGCAACCATACCCAGATGCCCGACCCGCCAATAAGCGCAGACACAATAGACCCGGCGAGTTCAGCAGCTTTGGTTAAATCCAATTATTCGTAACCTCCTCACCGTTCTCGTAAAACCGGTCAGGCTGTACCTTCACCGAATATGTCGTCAAATCGCCACCGCTCACAGTTCTTTCAACGACATAACCCGTGAACTTGACCCCCATAATAGTCCCAGAGACTATTTGTCCGATTATTAGATAATTAAATTGCTCAGAGGAAACTTCGTCAATTTCTACAGACACACTTTTAAGCGGCTCGCATTTAATTGATTGAGTGATCGGCCCCCATTCCTGTTCTGAATTACCAGAGATAGCAGTCTCATAGCGGTAGACTCCCTGCCATTCGGCAGAGTTGTACATGTAAGCCCTATTCTCGTACCATGTGTGAATGGTACCTCTGGATGATACATTCCACATGCCGCTATCTTTGGTTTTTCCAATAGCCCAGTGTGTAGGGGACGGAGGTAGCCTTCGGATTACTCTAGAAGACACTGAATCTAGAGGACCGAGATCAAAAATACCGCTATCTCGGTTTAACGAATTGATATTCAACCAAACATCAACGTTAATGGAGTTACCACTCGTTACGGTAATTAGTGACGAAAAATACAATTGATTGTACACCGCTGCATTGTACACATCTTCGTAGACGCTAGTCGATGGGTCGAAATTATCTACATAATTTGTCAGTCCTGAGGGTATCGAACATCTTAACCAATATACGAACCAACGTTTAGGGTCGTTATTGATTACGTCTAGAATAACCGGTAAAATGCCGAGGGGAGAGAACGTTGAAGGATACATATTTTGATATCCGAAACATTTGTTTCGACGTTTAAGCAGCTCCCAAACTGAAATACAACGAACCTCGCTGATGCCCTGGGATTCATAGGATATTTCCTCCACCACGAAGGGAGTGGCGGTAGCTTGAAAACAACAAACTACTGTCCCGGGTGGATAGTGGAAGACCCCTTTAGTCCTAAACGTTAAAGAAGCAGTATACAACGATTCTTTGATAAGGGCATCAAAAACTGAAAGGGATGAAAAAGTTCCCATGGACTTACCGGCCAGAACTTGTACAACATTCGGCATATCAAAGCCCCTTCCGTAGTGGTACCATTTCTAATTTTGCGTATCCGTAACCGACGTTGTCGAGTTTTATTTTAGGCGGCGGTTTCAAATAGTCCAACCAGCTGTTTAGTCGATCGAGCGGAAAAGAAGGGTATGCTTCTAATGCATAGCACGCGGCCGCATTAATATCATACCCGCCCGTGACAGAAAACCTTATTCTACCCTCGTCTAGGCTATACATCGAGAATTTTCCAGGATTAGTGGAAGAATTACCTCTAAGCGCCGCTTTGAACATATTGAAGTCGTTGTTAAAAATATTGTACGTTGAGGTCCCGATAGCAGGTAGTGATAATTCAAGTGTTCTGAAATCAACCTCCCCCATATTGGGACCAATCTCACTGATTATTCTTCGTACATCGGCTACTGCCTGGCTCCAGTTTTGGTTGCCCAGTCCCATATAGATGGTGAACGTATTGGCATATAAGATAGGCCTTTTTGTTGAAATCGTGAACTCAATGGCTGCCGGAGACTCTGAGTAGTTGTATTTAAGTTCTCGGATGACACAGTCCTGATACAACGCAGATAAACTGCCATCGAGAGTGATGGTTGGTTTAGTGTACGTTGTTGTTTCATTACTTATGTATTTGATGGTTGGCTTAATAAACGTTGAGTCAAGGAGCTTAACTGTAACTACATTTGATGAAGAAAGGCAGTCGAGGAAATACCTTGCGGGTTTCGCCGGTATTGGCACGACGGGCGTTAGTCTCATGTTGATGTCGATTTGTTTTTGCGACATTGATGTAACGACATTGCCAGTAAAATTGTATTCTTGATTAGTTCCAAACGTGCCGTTAAGAATCTGAGCCACCCACCCGTTGGCAACTTCGTTGAGGGGCAGCCACAGTACTCGACTAGATTTGGTATTAATGTATACGTCTGTGTAGGCCATCGAATTAGTCACATCCTTTTCATTCGTTCGAGCTGACGCTCAGTCTGGCGGTACAGGTCCGCCAAGTCAAGCGCCTTGGGCGATTCGTTGTACTGGTTGAAGATGGTTTGCGTTTGCTTGTTCCGAAGTTCTTCACGAAGGGCACGGATCTCCTGCTGCATTTGGCTCCCATTTTGAACTGAAGACGCCACAACAGTAGCATTCATGTCGTTCATCGTGAGGTCCTGCAGACCGTTAACCTCGGAAAGGTCAACAGTCGGCTTGATGACGGGACTCCAATCTGTATCCAGGTCGTCCATAGCACTGACCATGTCGCCCGCGAGCCCAGACATGACATTAACTGCCTTGCCCTGGTTCTTGCTGACGCCTTGTACAATGCCCGCCACGATGAACCCGGCCGAAGCCGCGAATACGCGTGAAGGTGAATTAATACCAAGAGCGTGCTCAAATGAAGTAAGAGCGCTATTAGCGACACTGGTCATCTTGTTGTAGAGGGACGACGCGGCCCTACTGACACCAGTGACGATGCCGTTAATGATGTTTCTGCCTATCGACCCCGCCTGAGACGAGAACTTGCTGCCCATGCCACTGAGGCCATTCTTAATGAAGTTGATGATAGAATTGATCAGCTTGTCAACCGCAGCTTGAAGTTGAGGACCTTTCTGATCGATTGCGTCCGCAAATCCATTGATGAATGTGATCACGGCGTCCCAGGCCGCGTTGATGATAATCAAGGAGCTATCGGCTATACCTTGAATCAGTGCCGCAATTAGGTTTGCACCCGACGTAGTTAGATCTGGGATCTTGGCGGTGATACCATCGATAAGGGACTGGAGCAATGTAAGCATTGCTTCGACCATTAACGGTACACACGCCGCGACTGTAGCGATGAATTCCTTAAGCAGTGTCTCATATGCTACACGGAACTTGGGGGCATTCTGAATAATAGCCAAAATGAGCTGCCACAGCAGATCGATAATCGTGGCGAGAACCTCAGGCCAGACATTACGAATAGTCTGAAGTGCGCCCGTGACGACCATTGTCCAGATCTGGACGATCTCAGGCATCTTCTGCATTAGAGTTATATATATCTGATCGATGAGTTGCCGGATGGCGTGCCCGGCTAGGATAATCAACTGTTTCAACGCTGGATCAAATGCTTTCACCAGCGCCACCATAGCCTCACCCAACGCAGGCGCAGAATTCTTGACAGCGGTGAAGACACCGATCAACGCAGCCTGGATTGCCGGAGCAGCCGCTGCGATAATCGCTGCTGCCGCAGCAACACCCGAAGCAATCGCGACAATGCCCGCCCCGATAGTTGGGCCCGCTAGAGCGACAACTGACACAAACGCAGTGATAACCATAACCAGAACGGTGATGGCCGCCACAATACCGATAACGACAGCGCCAAGCACGCCGATAGCGAGCGCCAGAGCGATCAAACCCGGGGCAGCACCAATAGCAAGGTACCCCGCCGCAATCAGAATACCGAGGCCAATACCAACCGCCCAAAGGCCATTGCTAAGCTCGTCCCAGCTAAGGCCAGCAGACTTACTTAGAGCGTCAGTGAACAGGTTCAGGGCAAACGCCATCACTGTCAGTGCAGCGATGCCGATTATCGCGCCTTGTGCTAGGAATGCGACAGCAATTATCCCGCCAATAACAAGCGCGAGTTTACCAACTGATGAGAGAATGTCCCCCCAACTGTATTTGGAAATTTGCGCCACTGCTATCATTGCCACGTTGATGGCGACGGCGGTTAGGATCAATGATCCAGCTCCAACGATTGCTGTTGGCGGCATCAGATTAGCGATTGCTACCAACAGCAGAACGACTGCAGCTAGACCGACCAGACCTTGGACCATCTTGGCAGTATCCATGTACCCAAGAATGGCAACCGCGCCCACGAGCATGTTAACCGAGAACGCAAATGCAACTATCGTGAGCGAAATAGCTGCCATTTTGTTGAGGTTAGTAGTGGCTTTGTTCAGTAGAAGAATAAAGCCAACTAGAATACCAATCAGGACTCCAACAGCAATAATACCCTTAGCAATTACCTTGATCGGAAGGAGACCCAATGCAATGATCGGAATCGTGAGCATGTTAATGGCGGTTGCCATTGCGATCATGGACCCGACGCCATGAATCATTGTCTTGGACTCCTTAGAGAGGAGCTTAGCAGCAGTGGTCATGCCGACCACCAGCACCATTACGGCACCGATACCCTGCGCGACGGTGCTCAGCTTCATAGAGCCAAGAATACCAATCGAGATTGATATCAAAAGTATCGCTACTGATAGAGCCATGACGGCCCCAATAACACCAGCAAGCTGCATTTTGTTGATCTTCATCCCCGCGATCTGCGTAAGTGCTACAAGTAGTACCTTTGCCAGAACGCCAATGGCGATCGCGCCCTGGATGAGCTGCGGAGCTGGGATCATCGCAAGCAGGAACAAAGAGCCGGCTAAAATAGCAACCGAGACCGCGATTCCTCGAAGGGCATTGGCTCTGTCTACTTCAGCCATAGCCTTTAGGGAATCACTAAGTGTATTGAACACTCCGCTAATTGAATCTCCGACTTTTCCGAACTTTTCAAACATTCCGCTGAACGAATCAGTGGTCTTCGTGAACTGGCTGAGCATGGTCTGAAGAGTCTTGAACCCCATACCAAGGCCTCCACCGAGCAGGATTCCCGACAAGAGGTCCGAAAGAGACAGATCCTTAAGGCTAGATCCAAGGCCAGACCAGAAAGACTGGATCATTTTGCCGGCCTCACCGAACGCCTTACCGATGTTCTCTTTGAAACTATTAAAGGCCTCGGACTCGGAAGCGAACTTCTTAATCGCGTCGATGCCTTTGGTAAGCCAAGTAATCAGATTGGCAATCGCTTCAACTGCGGCCGAACAGAATTCAACAATCCCGGTTGCAGCCGTGTAAATAAATCCACCAACTGCGCCTAGGGCGTTAAATGCGTCAGAAGCTGCCTTACCAAAAGTAGAGAGCCCACTAGCTGCGCCATTCGCCGCGTCGTCAAACCCACCAAATATGGACTTTGCGAGTCCACCCAGCTTCCCAAACAGATCGATAATGCCGTTAATAAGGGCTCCGAAAGGCCCGAATGACTTCATCATGTTCTTAAAGCTGTCGGCGATCGTAGACAGGAAGGTGTTATTGTCGAGATGTTGCCCAATGTTGGCGAAGACGTCGCCGAGAGCCTTACCAAACTCCTTGACCGCCTGCACCTGAGGTGCAAACGTCTTAGAGATGGCATCGCCGGCTCGACTGAAGGCGTTACCAACCCCAGAAATCGAGTCCTTCATCCGCTTGGTGGACTCAGACCAGGCTTCCGCCATCTTAGGAGACGCGTCGTCCCAGAACTTCTTGATCCCCTTGCTGGCGCTCTCGACAGCACCACCGAGGTGCTTACCGATGGTTTCGCTGATCGGGAGGATTGTATCTGAGAAGCTCTTGACCTTCTCAGACCACTCGGGCCCGATAGCCGCTGCGAGTTTGGTCATGTTTTCAAGAAACGACGTCCCGAATCCTCCGAAGGTAGACTTAATCTTCTCCATCGGACCTCCGGTTCCTGAAGCGAAACCGAAAATCGAGTCGACGACTTTAGAGACAGCGTCCCCAAAAGGCTTGAAGACGTTGTAAATCGCTTTCTTGATCGTATCGATGAATTCTCCAAGCGGCTTGAGAACTGCTTCGATAACAACCTTAAGCCCATCAAAGAATGGGTTAATCGTGACGTCCGCGACTTCATACATCCAGTTGGCGAGCTTCTGGAACTTATCAACAATCCAGTCGAGGACCTTGGCGAGTCCCCCGAGGATGTCGGTTCCACCAAGCATCTGACCAAGCCAGTTGCTAAAGACAGAGACAATGTCTCCAATCTTAGCTGCGGCTAGGACCATCGGTTTGATAATGGTGCCCGCTAGGATTACGCCGAGCTTGATTGCTGCCACAGCAACCTGAGCGAAAGCAGCACCTACCCCGATTAGAACCTCAAGAACCGGTGAGACGATTTGGCCTACCATTTTGAAGATTTTGCCGAGGTTGCTGGCAAACTCGTCAGACATGACCAGCCACTGAGCAATCGAATGCCTGAAATAGTAGCTGAAATCATAAAGAGCCTTACCGGCATCGCCCTGGAAGGCACTGAAGAATCCCTCGCCGATGGCCTTCAGAGGCTTGGCGATAGCAGTCCAAAGATCACCAATACCATACCACCATTCCTCCCAACCGCCGAGTTCATCCCAGCGGTCTAGAATACCCTGAATAGCATCAAAGAAGTTCCCGATGCCGGCGTTCACAACGTCAGACACCGCAGTCCACATGGTTCGGGCACGCTCAAAGTCTCCGAAAATCGTTCGGAAGATGGAAGCCCACCCCGAACCGAGAGCCTCAGCTGTTGTATCGATCAGCTGACTAAAAGTCTTCACTTTCGTAGCAGCGTCGTTTGCAGTTTCGGCGAGCCGCATGATTTCATCAGCCTGCTCCTCCGTGTATCCGGCGTTGAGCAGCTGTTCTCGAGACAGATCGCCAGTGTACTGGGTGAGTGTCTCAATCATGATTTCGGACGTAAGCCAGTTGTCTTTAAGCGAGTTTCGGAACGAACCAGCCTTGTCAATCATCTTATCGACTTCGACACCGTAGGTCCTTGCGGTACGCTTGAGTGCTTCCTGGAACTGCTCCCCGCCCATACCGGCATTTACGATCGAGTTCCAGTCCTGCAGTTTGACCACGCCCGTGGAAAGAGCCTGTGAAAGCTGGTACATTGCAGTAGCTGCCTGTTCCGAAGAGGAGCCAGACATTGCTGCGACATTCGACAGGCCCTTAATAGCGGCGACAGAGTCCTTCAGCCCGACACCTGCCGAGGTGAACATACCGATGTTCCTCGTCATTTCAGTGAAGGAGTAAATTGTCTTATCCGCGTAAGTGTTCAATTCATCGAGAGCTGCGTTAATGGTCGCAGTGGTCTCACCTTTAGAGAAGGTATTCGCCTGAATAGTTTGAACAGCATTAAGCTGGTTCTCGTATTCACGGAAACCATCCATGATGGGTCCGAATGTGAATGAAGAAAGCACCGATCCGCCGGCCATAAGAGCCTTGGACGCGATATTACCCATAGCCACGGATGCCGCACCTGCGAGCATACTAAAGTTGGTTGACGAAATCTTGGCGGCGGCACCAACGTTAGCCGTAGCAGCAGCTGCTGATGTGGAGTTGTTGACGATGGAAGTGTTGACATTGCGAACGCCGTCAGCAATGCCGCCCATTCGCTTCGAGGCATCTTGAGCGGCCTTTCCAACATTATCTAGTCCGTCAGTCGATTGCTTGAAGTTCATTCCGGACTTCAGGCGATCAACATTTCGTAGTACTCCGTCAACCCTACCGTTAAACTTCGAATCGTCGAGTTCGAGAGATACAACTTTATTCTCGATGCTTTTACCCATTGATTGCCCTCCCAACCATACGATCGATTTCGTCGAATATTGGCTTCATCGCAGGGTTGATGTAGTCCCGACCCTGGACGTAGCCGCCTTGACGCGTCCCATGTCCATATTGCAGGATGATCGCAATAGGGACTTTAGACACGACATTAGTGTTATACCAAACGATCTTAACTCCTCGCTTGGTTTGCTTGATCTTGTATTTCCAAGAATTGGCAGTTTTACCAGTTCCGACTGGTGTGTTGGCCCGGAGGGCCGCCACGCCTCGATCGCCGGCAGTTGCCAGCACGCTACGAAGCTTACTATTCTTGACTTGTGACAGCCATTTTGACATATCAAAGTCAGCGTTGAACTTCATCTCGATCATGACGGCCCTCCTTTCTTTTCAGAGCCAGAGCGTGCCGTTAGACAGCTCGTATTGCAGGCACTCCACCGTACGGTAGCCTGCGACACCGTCGACCTCGAGATCGTGTCCACGGTTCTTGAGATGCTGCTGGAGAGCCGAGATCGTATCAGGACCGATAAACCCATCAGCTTCGACGTCCAGCTTCTCCTGGAGCGCCTGGATCATCTGGGATCCCTCATCAGGCTCTTCGGTAAACTCCCAGCCAGTGCCCGCGCGAGTAACGTACTCTTCGGCACTAGCATCCTGGTCGGAGATAATACCGTCGGCCGGCGTATTGAGCGAAGCCTGGAGGGCGTACGTAGTAGCACGCCCCCACCATGCGTCGTTCATCGAATTCGTGCCCTCAGAAGAGTCCTCGGATTCCTCGTCAGACCAGTCGGGACGAAGTACGCAGTCAATACCCCACTTGCGCTGACGACGGTAGACACCATTGCCTGCGGATTGAGATCCTGCATTGGACGGGGACGTGTTACCCTCGATGGTTTGAAGCCAGCCATCACCGAGATTGGCCTCAACGATGCCAACGTGATCAGTCAGACCGTCCTGATCCCAATCGAAGAGCACGACGTCACCGCGCTGTGCGTCCTCGATAGAGACCTTCTTCATACGGTTCTTGGTGACGTCGGTGTTATAGGAGAACCCGCCGATAGCGTCGATTTGGCCGGCCATGTCAAAGCACATGGAGACAAAACACATACACCACCAAACAGATTCAGAAGGACCGGCCAGCCAAGGCTGACCCATCTTCTTAGCGAGCCAGCGGCCTGCCTCTGAACCGGGCTCAGGATCGTCAGGAGCGTAATAACCGATCCTATAGGCAGCGTGCCCAAGGACCTCGTCGATCTTACTCAAGATTGTGCCCCCTCAAAAATCGCTCGATCACTATCCTCGTGCGGATCAGGTCCAGCAGGACGCTGAGCGTCAGCGGGAATGTCAATCATCCTCTACTTCCTGTTCTAGCCCTACGGGCTTGGTTCATAGCTGCGCGCTGGGTTGCAGTAGCCCGGGCGTCAGGTTTATTATTATTTTGTTTAGCTGCGGCAAGACGAATTAGCGTCAATAGGCGATTCAAATTCCACTTGTCGCATTCGAAAGGGATACCCAACTGAGTCATATACCAGTAAATTAGCTCGCTGGTCATGGTATCCCGAGGTCCTCCGTGCGAAGGCGGGTTCATAAGAACTGTTGCGCTTGCGCTGTCGGATAAATAGTCTGCTATTTTGACCTGGACCGATTGGTCGAGCCGCTTAACAAAGTCGTGAGGAAGAGGGCGGTCTGACATACACTGAATGTAGTACACCAACTCTGCTCCGGTCTGCGGCGGAGTTTCTAGAAACGACCTCTTATAGACCGATTCCCACTCAGCCACCGCAGACAGTGAATGCGTAAGAGTAACTGTGAACGGCTCCAGTGTAACGAACGTATTACTGCATTCGTCAAACCGCTCCTCTCCCCCAAACTCAAGCGTGAGCGAGATCACTGAAGAAGTGCCCTCAGCTCGTTAGGCATGACCAGTGTCGGGACGGCAGTACCACCAGCAGCAGCGGCGACACCGTACAGCTTGTCAGTCAGCTTCTTGTACTTTGTCGCGTCGAGCTTCGAAGAGTCGACCGTAATGACCGACACGGGCTGGAAGCCATCCACCTGGACAGGGACCGTCGAGCACTCCCAGGAGAAGGAGATAGCCTCGGGAGAGTCAGAGACCGTATTGTACGCACGCTCGGACGGAGCTGCAGTAGCGCCATAGATGATGTGCAGAAGTTCGCCGTAAGCATCACCCTTGGTGTCGTTACCCAGCTTCGTGCAGTAGGAGAACGCAAATCGCGTACGCGGCTGCTGACCGAGATTGACGCCCTTAACCAGCTGAGCGGTGCCATCACAGATGGCAAACTCATCGGGATAGGTATAGGCTTCAATTGTGAACTTGAACGACGGAGCCGACATCAGGGTCAGGTACTTCAGGTTGTCAGCGTAGATGTCCGAGGACTCGTCGCCCTCGGGAGTTTCCGTGACAGTCTTAAGACCATTCCAGGCAACTCCAGTACCGTAGCGGTTCTGAGCGTTATCGAAGGGGAACAGAACGCCCTTGTTAACGCCAGTGTGATAGAAATGGGAACCCTCTTCGTCCCACTTGATCTGTGCCATAGGATACCCTCCTTAAAGGTAAACCGTGAAGACGAAATGGTTCATTCCGTCAGAGATGTATGTCGTATCCAAAGACGAATACGGGATCTTGAGGATTTCGTTGATCACGTCTGGCTCTGGATCCTTGGTGATGAGAGTGACCGAGTACTCTTTAGCACCCTTGTAGGGTACGTCGGAAGCACGGTCAATTTCGATCTTCGACAAGTGGAAGACAATCGCGGGATACCCAATCTTCAGATTCTCTGGAGGTTGGAAATACACTCGGTTGTGCTGGGCCGCTTGTTGAAGTAGATGTAGGAGGTCTTTATACGTGCGCATACAGACCGCCTAGATTGATGGTAAGCCGTGGATAATTCACGCCAATGGACTGTACCTCCCATTTTGAACCCTTCCATACTACGTACTTCAGAGTCTCGAGGTGAGTCTTGATCTTCGAGTCTATCAGAATGCTGATCTCGTTCGTAAGACGGAGGTTGGTGGTGACTGAAGACGCATTGTCGTTCCGAACATAGAGACTACGAATAGTCCCCTTCGCCGGAAGTTCAACAATGTTCTCGAGCCACACACCTTCCTCCGTCTCGTGAGTTGTCACGAAACCCAGCTTGCCGCTGAATCGCGACATTACCCTCAGGCCTTCTTGCGAGAGATTGTCAGAGCCGAGTACGGAGCCGTCAGGGAACCCGAAAGACGGGTCTCCATCAGGTACTTCATCTGGTTAAAATCCAAATCAAAGCTCTCTGCCATACCGAGTTCAGCGCCGGCGTTTGAGCCGACGGTGTAGTCGCGGAGGTCCACAACGATTGCCAGAAGCTCGTGGTTGGTGCCCTTGATCTCATGCTCCAGACCTTCGAACTGTGGGACCGTGACAATCTTGGAGACGCCAAGAGCGCCAGCCAGAGATGCCTCGGTCTCGTACAGACGACGACCATTCTTATCCTTGAGAAGCAGCATCTTCACAAGACGCTTCTTCGAAATGAATAGGGTCGGCGAACCAGAGCCTTCGAGCTCGGCCGAAGCGAGGACGATATCGTCCACAAGTGTTTCATCCGTCGTAGCCGCCTCAAGCGACTTGTGAATCGCATAGAGGTCATTCTCCTTAAGAATAGGACGAATTGCCTCGTCATCGACTCGGTCTGGGTCAGTGATCTGGCGACCATCGCCAATGAGGATCGCACGTGCGATTTCCTCGTTCAGCTTACCTTTCATCTCCTGCTTCAGCCAGGAGACGACGTTGAAATCAGTGATATCAACGATATCATCCCTATCCAGCTTCTGCTTCTTGTAGATCGTGGTAGGCATAGTCGTACGGGTCAGCAGCTTGATGACCTCTTCAGTCTTCTTCTGCGCCTTCTTCGCGTAGCCCTTCGCCCTTGCCTTATCATCGCGGATGTCTGCGAAAATGGACTTGATTCGAGCGAAAGGAGAGTGCTTGGTGCCGCCCATAACGACCGAGACCCAGCCCTGGTCACGATCGAGAGTAATGGGCTCGTCCGTGATGCTCTTGGCATCAGGGAACAGATAGCCGATATTCTCGATGCCATAATCGGCGTGCTTCAGTTCGTCGGAAAGGGTCGTACCGTTTCGCTTGGCGGTCTCGACAATCTCCGCGAACTGTGCGTGCGAGAGGGTATCCTGGGGATTCTTATCCCCTTCAAAGACGTTGTGCTTCATGTCGTCTCCTTCGTTGTTGTCTTCGTCGGTTTCTTCGGAGTCTTCGGACTCCCCGTCGATGGCTGCGGCGATCAGGTAATTGACCGCCTCCAGTTGTTCTTCGGTGAGCGTAGAAAGGATCTCACCGATGGTCTTGTCCTCCTCGGAGGACTCATCTTCGGAGTTTTCCGATTCCTCGGAACCCTCGAAGTCTTCGTGAGCTACGTCGCCTTCACCCATGTTGATGATCGCGGAGTAGCCCTCGTCATCGGAGTGAGCCATAGTGACATTCTCGATCGTCGCCTTGGGGTTGGCACCCTTGAGGACGAGCGACACCTCGACAATGTTGCCATGCTTGACAACATTACCGTCCTGCTTCAGGTTGTTCGCGAAGATCGACATGGCAGTAACATCGCCGTGTTCGATCAGCTCGCGGGCGTGCTGAGCCTGATTGGACCCGTTGAAGAATCCGTAGGCGTACACGCCATCGGGCTTCTTCTCGAGCTGGGCGTGCCCGAGAACATTAGTCACGCTGTCGTGACCATGCTGCCAAACGAGGGGTACAATGGCCCCATCGTTTTGTTCGAATGCATGATGAGAGATGACTCGCCCATCTGAGCACTTGATGCCTGCGACGGTTGCCCACCCGTCGAAATCGGCAACGTCGTTATGCGCTTCCATTTTGAATCTCCTGATCGGATGACGAACGTGCATCAGCATTCGCTGAAGACGTGTAAGGATTGGCCAACTGATCCGCCTTGGGATCTGTGGATTGAGGCAAACCAATAATAGAGCGGATCTCGTTAGGTGTCATGACCTGGTTTGTAATGAAGGTCTGAGCCATTGATGCAATTGAATCGAGCGAAGTTGCCGCGAAAGGATCTCTCACGTAGATGATTCGCTGACCTTGCGAACGAGCAGTCTTCGTTAGAAAAACCATCGTCGCCGATTTTGTGATAGAATCGAGAATCGGCTTAACAGTCCTATTGTAGTAGGACAAGTTAGTCTCTGCATCCGCCGTACCATTAAACACACTCTCAGTGAAACCGAGAGCATTGTACAGCTGTTCGGAAAGATACTTCACTTGATCGAGCAGATTATTCTCGACCGGTCGGTTAAGCTGTGTGATCTTCTCGGCTCCGTCGACGTAGGCCACGCCGATCTCCGAATTTCGGAGCTGCTGCTCGATAGCTTCCCGTCTAGTTTCAGCTTGCTGCTGTCGCAGTTCGCCTCGGACCGAGTACGGAAGTTGAATGATTAGATCCAACTTCTTACCCAGAGCCGAATTGTCGATAGCATCGAGCGCGTCGAGCTTGCGCGCGAGTCGATTGGCCAGCGAGTTGTTACTGGCTGTGACGTCGTACAGAGGACTATATATAATTGCTGCAGAATTCTTGGAGATTCGAATGGTTTCCCGTTTTCCGCTACGGTCGTTATACAGATTCACGTCAACCGAGTCAGTATACCAACTCTCGACTCTTCCAACGCGAAGAGAAAGGACATCAAATGACCCTTCCTCGTTCAGAGCTGTATCTGTGTCAACTGGGACTAGAACAGCAGATCCAGATTCCAGCATCGTATAAACGAGCTCATAAATCAAGGCGTTTGATGTCTGATCAATGTTCGCCATAAGAGACAAACATTCATTCAGAGACGAGTCCTTTTCGCTATCATATCTGCCATTTTGATCTACTTTAACGTGGCGAATCGGAGTGTTCGCCACATCCAAAGCAATCTTATTATAGAGTGTTTGGACTAGGTTCGTAGACCCGAACGACCTGTAGCTTGGGCGGTATTCGCTGTAATTACTACGAGCGTAACGCTCAGGGTGATCATGTGCGAACACATTCCACGCCCGTGCCAACCGTGACATAATACCCATAGTACCTCCTCTCATTAGTTGAAGTCGTCGAGTTGATTCTTATAGGCTACCCACGCATCCATGAGTGCAGCCACTGAGTCGATCTTCAGATCCATCCTTTTCTTGAGGATCTTCCTGTTCCCATTTGTATCTTCAAGGGTGATAGTATTACCCATTGCCCAGGAGAATAGTTCTTGATCAAAGATTAGTCTTCGATCTTCAGCTAAACTCTTGAGTTCACCAAGCGGAACCGACTCAGTTCGAGCACCCTGAATGACCTTATGGATTCCGTAGGGGCCGTTGTCCGTCGCCCATCGTTCGACGAATTCTCTGGCGTTGTACGGGTCATATCCAAACGCTCGAACATCATACTCGGACCTCAAGATGTATTCGTCTAGATCCATGTAGACTTCGATCATGTCTAGAATAGTACCGTCCATGACCTGAAGAGATCCTTCTCTGATGAACGACTCGTATTTCGCTCGTCCCGCGGCAGGAAGCTTATCGAACGTTCGGGTCGTAATGTACGCTCGCGTCTTGACACCGAAATCGCCTGTGGATAACGGAAACAAGAACGTGAATGCACAGAAGTCGTCACCTTGCGAAAGGTCTGCCCCCATGGCGCACGGCATTTGCCAGAACTCTCGTGGGTTATGAGGGATTGTTTCTTCGTACTTGAAGAAGTACGTGTATCCCTCACACGGGATACCAAACCTTTTGGCAAGAATGTCATTCCTTGCAGATGGTACATTCTCGGCCCTGGCGACATCTCGTTGGTATGTGTCATACGACACAGTCTTTCCAAGGTTGGGTTGGGCTTTAACCCACATGTTTGGATCCCCAACCTCGGCTACATCATCTAACCTATAGTACCAGATCGAAGTATGCGGATCATAATACTCGCCCTTAAGGATCGAAAGTAGTTCCATTTTGATGGAATCACCCACACCATTTCGGACAGTACCTTCTGATGAGACCGCAAGAATGACCCAGTCATTCAGTTTCGACGCACCCTGTTCCAAAGCCGAGATGACATTCTGTCGGACATCACCGGACAGCCATTCATCAATGGTGTTCACCTTAGACCGCAAGCCCTGAAGCTTGTCAACGTTCATAGGGCGAACTTCAAGGAGTGAATTCGTCGAGAAGTTTTCAATTCCTCTCTTAGTTGGAGTGAGCAGAGACCGGTTAGCCTTAGCCCCTACTGTTGCGTGGACCGTGCCTGCCGACAGGAACTTGAACAGAGGTCCCCGACTGCGCGTGATGGCGGTCTTGAAGGGGGACAAGGTTTCTTCAGCCTGAGGCATGGTGGGTGCGGTGGCAATCTGATGAGTGGTCGTTGGATCGATAGTCAGAAAGTAAGCGTGGATGAAAGCCATATACATAGACTTAGCTGCCCCACGCGCAACGATCAAGTACTGTTTATTGACCAAGCGCCGCTTGACATCGACCTGAACGTATCGACCGTTATGACCAGTCTCATCAGGAATGAACTTCGTCACTTTTTCAAAGTAAAACCACGAAAGAAGCGATTCGGCCCATAACTTGAAGGAATCCAGCAGGGTTAAATCGCTACCATCGACAAGGGTCATCTCGTTCTCGCAGAATGCTACGAAACCGTCAATGGCTTTATCGTCGTAGTAATACCTTGGATTATTGATTAAGTCATCAATCCGGTTCATCTCCATCTCAATTGTATGTGAGACGGGGATTTCTCCGTTGAGGACTTTCTCGCGGAATTGTGCGTAGTATTTAGGCGTGGCTGTGTTTGATAACACCATGCCTATTTCTTCTTCTTATTGTCGACTACATTCTTGATGATCGCATCGAGACTGATGGCGTCTTTAGCCATCTTCGCAACGCCTTCGTACTCGCTACCCGTAAGTTTTGATTCGAGAGCTGCGGTAAGCATATTCGTCGCCGTCTTAGCGGCATACTTCGTCAGATTCTCGCGAGCTTCATTAGCGAAGAGATCTGCCGTTTTGGCCAGAACGCTCCTGTTTCGATTCTCGTACTCCTCCAACTTTTGCTTAAGCTCCAGGTTTTGCTTCTCAAGGTTGAGTCGCTTGTTCTGCTCGATGAGATCGGTAGACGATAGGTTTCGAGGGTTTTCTTTACGCATCTCTCTAGAGATACCACCCTTCGGAACCCTCTGTTTATCAAGCTCCTTCTGCTTTTTCTCGGCTTCCTTAGCAGCCTTCTTCTCAGCGCGCTCGGTTTCCTTCTGCTTCTTCCTACGCTCAGACTCGGCCTTTCGGGCTTCCCTCAGCTTCTGGTTTTCGAGCTTCTTACGAGCCCGCTCAGCGGCAGCCTTAGCCCTTTCAGCCTTATTTGCTGCGTGCTTCTCGGAGGCAGCTTTAGCACCCTTCTTCGCAGCGGAAGCAGCCTTCTTTGCAGCAGCGGCAGCAGCCCTAGCAGCCTTCTTTAGCTCGGATTCTTGCTTCTTGCGTTCTTTCTCGGCGGCCTTCTCAGCCTTTGCGCGTTCCTTTCGGAATGCCTCAGCATTGATAGATTCGCCGATCTTCTGCTTCTCTTCGACAGACCGAAGACCGGACCCGCCGGAACTTTCAGTCTTCTTACGGACACCCCACTTCATGCCGAGGACGCCGTAGTGAGACAGAGTTTCTTCGTTCATGGTTTCTCTCCATCATTGAATGGTTAATCGCCACTCTGCCTCTTGTTTCAGACCTTCGACTGCCTTGATTGCGAACGAGGTCTGCGGAGGATCAAACGTCAGACGAACTGAGCAGTTCACATACTGGCGCAAGATCCGGCCAAGAGTTGTAGCGGGATAATCTGCCTCGGAAGATTGGATGGACCCGACTTCGTTGTTTAACTGAGTCGCAGTAGCCAGAGCGTTGTCAATGGCATCCTTGACTTCGCTATCAAACGATGTATCGTCCTCCATCAACCCGAGGTAGGTCTTAGTGTCATGTAGAATCGACATTCAGTCTCCTACCATAGTTTTGTGTCCCCTGGCATTCTAGGATTGAAATTATCGAGTGCTAGTGCCGGAGTTCCATAATGGATTGCATTATGAGTATCACGACTCACGCAAATAAGATTATCCAAATCCCACATGCAAGGGTCGAAATTCTCACATTGGTGGGACGTGAGAGGATTAATATGATGTACGACGATGCCGTCGTAAATCTCATACCCTTCGATACCGAGATCGCAGCCGAGGTCTCTCGCAATGACTTTATTCCTAGCTTCCTTCCAAACAGTACTCTGGTAGAAAGCTTGGTTCATCCACCTAGACCCGCCAAATGTCTCACTGAAGAAGGCTCCTTCAAGAGACAAATACGCCAGCCGCTCCTCAAATGAGTGCAAGTGTGAGAGTTCGTCATAGCTCCGCATCAGAATCTCCAGAATAGACTTTGAATGCTGCCAGGGCCTCCGAGACCAGCTCCTCGGTCCGTGCCGCAGATTCAAGCGCAGACACTTTAGCTTTAGCGAGAGTTGTGTCTGCCTCAAGCCGTGCTTGTTCTAACCTTTCACGGCTAGAGCCCAGCTTAAGAAAGTGCAGAATCATCGAATTGCTTGCAGTACCGTCCAGAATCTGCTGAGTTGCAAGATCCATTGCAGCAGCGATAGCCTTTCGCTCAGCTTCTTCTGGGGTTCTGGGAGTTTTTTGAACCTTCTTCGTCATCACGCTTCCTTTCTTATACTTCGATCTGAGTTTTCGCCTGCCCCAACCCTCGCCTGGAAAGGAGCAAGAAACAGGCGTGAGAACTAATTGGGCTGGGGCAAGCCAAAACCCAAATCGAAATATACCCCCGGAGCATTTCCGAGGTGGGACGCGATTTGGGCGGGGGGCATCGGGGATCAACAGCCCCCCCCGGGGGTCAAAGGAGGGAGAACCGTGGTATTCCCTCCAATTCAGTTGAGTCACTCAATCACGAAAGTTCTCTTTCCTGTAACATCATGATCGAGAATCCATTGAATAGATTCTTGAACATCATCAGCAACTAGTGTATCACTTAGAATGTCACTGGTTTTGCACACACGATCCAGGAGGGCGCATGTATTGTAACCTTTCTGAATGTCAAATGCGAACCACTGATCAAACTCAGTCTTTGGTGAGAAAGGATTGTCAGTAGTTGTAAGGTACATAGTTGCCATGTCTATCAGATTCCCTTCACTGCTTCAAGCACGGAGCTGGTGCTGATTCCAAGCATCTCCGCAATCTCGGAGGTGGTGGCTCCGTTACGAGCCATTGCTCGCGCGCGAGCAACCACGCCAGTGGAGAGAACAGGCTTGTCTTTTGGCATGGACAACTCATGTAGCCTTTCAGGATCTGCGTATCGTGCGATGCTTTCCATCATCGCGTTTGATACTGCACCATCCATGATTGCTTTCCACTCACGATCCGTGATGTCGAACTGAACTTCCTTCCTTGAGGCACCCGTACGAAGACGCGCAGCTTTAAGAGCCTGACTCTCAAGCCGGGTACGCTCGTTCTTTGTGAGGTCTGGGTTCTCCTCGACCTTTGCCCGAACGACACCTCCAGCGATGAGCTGAGCTTGACGCTCCCTCGGTGCGTTTGTGAGGGCCACCCGGACTTTCTCCTTGAGGGAGGTTACTTCATCCGCGTATTCCTTGGCAGCAGTGGGGTTCCGTTTCAAGGTGGGGGTATCAACGATCTCCCGGCGTGCGGTGTTTGCAAGAGCCTTCATATTATTTGCGTAACGGGCGTAGAGATTTTCCATGGGGGTGCCAGACGAAAGCTTGCGTGCGTCGTCAACCAACTCCATGCGAGTGGCTTTCGAAGTGCGGAGCTTTGTCTCAATAACGGGAGCCTTGGTTTTATATTCCTTGGTGACGGAATATGATTCACCAGTCTCCTCGTACACCTTGCGTCCTGTTAATGGATCAATGGGTCCGCCCTTTGCCATGGAGCGGGGCTTGCGCTTCGGAATATCAACCTCGGAGGCGGCCCTAGAAATAAGGGTCGATACACCTCCTTCGGGCTGGTATTTCTTCTTAAGCTCGGCGATACCATTATCCACAGCAGAGGTCCGGTAATCGAGCTTGTGCTTAGCCGCATCGATAACGACCATCGAATGCCTGACGGCACGAGCGAGCTCGGCTTCGGTGGCGCCCTTGATAGTCATATCAGTAATAAGATTACTGACCATACCCATCTGCTTCTGCTTACCGGTCTCGGAGAGAACCTTCATCCCGGGATATCCGGGATATGCGGCGGAAGGATCGAACCCCTCGAGCCCCTTGAGCGGGGACGTCGACCGGATACGAGACTTTGCCGTGACTGGAATAACCAAAGCGGTGTCACCGTCGAAATCGGCGCCGGACAAACGAGCGGCGACCTTGGGGTGAATACCGATAGCATCCGCTGCAAGTTCGCCAATGGTCTTGCGAGATTCTTTATGACCGTTGTTCACAGTCAATATCGGGATCTCGAACGTGCCTCCGTGCGGATATCGCACGAGGGCCACCGTACTGCCATTTTTGAAATTCGGTGCGTATACTTCGGTTGGCTTCAGAGAAGTCACCGGGAGAAGCACCTGATACGCCTGCCCAGGCACGGCAGCAGCACGAAGACGGACACTGTCCGAATCGCAGCCGTCTGCAAAATCTTGCAGTGCCTTCTTCCGAAGGACGGGATTAGTCAGGGCCATAATATCCCTGAACTTTTCCTTGGCCTCATTGGAGGAAATATCCAGTTGCTGCTTTGCGAAGGAAATATCCTGCTTGGACAGGAACTGGGAGGATAAGGTCCGGCTCCAGTCTCCCCAAGAACCCTCCTCATTCACGAGGTTGATTGGGGACAGTTTCTTTTTTCCGTCTTTGTCAAGATATTCCATCTGCCGGCGGATAGTGGCACCGAAAGGGTTGTCCGGGTCGGATTTCATCCGCTTGAGTACTGTGTCACCCTCGCCGATCATTGGGACCGATTTGGACTTATTGGTGTTAAACCGAATATCTTTTCCGGCCGGCAAATCATCGGCATAGACCGCCATGCCTTTTAGATAATGGGTGCCGTCAACCGAGATACGCACCTGGGCGTAATTTGAATTGCCCAGGTTGAGATCTTTCAGACCTCGACGAATTTCAATAACGCCGTCCTTATTCGTTCCGCCGTCCTCGGCATATCGCACCATGACCCTCTTAGAGTCAAGGGGCGCGGGCGGCTTTAAAGCCAGCTTATTTCCCTGAGGATCCGTGCGGACCCCCACCACGTGAATTTGGTCAAGATTCTGGACAGTCTCCGACTTCTTGACGCCGGGGGCGACCAGAACACGGGTGGATGTGTAATTATCCGTGCCCAACTGCCTGATCTTGATGTCTTGAACAGAATATCCCTGTGCCTCGAGCGTGGCAGCGGCAAGCTTCAGAGAGGTGGCCGTGGTTCCGAGATTCACCTCCGTGCCGGCACCGATATCAATATACCGATGCTTATCTACTTCTCGCTTCAGAATATTTGAAGTGCTCTCGATCTTCGACGCAGTCTTGCCGGCGTCTTCCTTCAGGTAGTTGCGGACTGTGCTCGAGGAAATGCCGAGGCGCTCGGCGATAGCTGCCTGGGACATGCCCTTAGTATCAAGCTTCCGGACCATGGCGATCTCCACCGCCTGGCGCTCCCTCTTAGCAATAGACTTGGTCGCCCGGAGCTCAGTTGTGGTCATGCCGAGCCCCTTAGCAATTTCAGCTTCGCTCAGCCCCATATCTGCGAGCCCTTTGACGAGGCCCTGGAAGTCGCGCGAGCGCTGGTAGGGGTCCTTACCAGATCCCCACGGATATCGTCCGGACCGACGAAGAATACCGTAATGGGCCAGCGTGTCATTGTTTTCTTCAGGCGTGGGGGTATTTAGATTCAGCATTGGTCCTCCGTATTCAAAATATCCGAGAAATGAACGATGCGGCGCATAATGTCCCGAATATCATCCGGATCCGGGTTGTGAAGTCGGACTTCGCCGTTCTGATATATGCGAAGATGCATACTGATCGTTGGCGCAACATTATATTCCAGGCAGAACAGCGCGGCGTAGATATCAAGCTGTTCGAACTTGGTCGGGCCCAGTCCGGTCTTGAGATCGTGGATGCGTAGCAATTCAGCATCGGAGTCGAATGAAATCGCGTCGGCGGTTCCGAAAGCGTAGGGACTAAAATATAAGACTTGCTCCGGTGTCATGTCATACCGGATCGCGTCGTTGACGAACATCCCTACAGTGTCTGTGGTCTCCCCGAAAGGAAGCCCCAAACGAATATGCTCAGCAGCAATCTCGTGCAGCTGAGTTCCGATCGCAGCAGCCCTGGCATTGCGATATGTCTTCAGGACCTTGGCGTCATCGTACCGGAGCCATGTTGACTTACTGGCCCCGAGGAATGCGTGCTTGCCCTCTAGGTCTCTGTGGTTAACGAACCGCATTGTCAAACCCAAAGTAGATGAGAAGGTCGTTAAAGACCTCCTGCTCGTTCTCGGGGTAGATGAACCTAGCAAACCCGAGTCGGGTAAGCTGGTTAACGTAGTGCTCCTGGTTCGGCTGAACCTTGGCATGGCGCGAAGCCTTGACCTCGAGCATGGCCCACATGTCTCCATGGAGGATCAGAAGGTCGGGAATGCCCTGAATATAATTCGGGTCATTCTTGAGAACCAGACTTCCAGGCAGCAACCTGGAGATCTTCTTTATGAGATCTCGCTGGTACTTGTTTTCCTTTGCGCTCATGTTGCTCCTTTCGCAAAGGTAAAGAAATGGTAAAGCCCAGGGGGTAGAGGATATAGGACCTGTAATGGGCCCCGTTCTCTCCATTATACGAAAAGTTTTTGTATATAGTCATTACCCACTAGGATTCGCGCCGGAATTGCAGGAAAATGCAGGGTGTCCCATTTGGCCCGCTGTCCCACCCCGTATATTATATATATTTAATTTTAATTAAATTAAACTTAATAGAAAAATAGGTGGGCCAAACGGGACAGCAGCGACTTTTCGTTGCAATTCCAAGGAAAAGTCGACATTGACAAGTGGGCCAAAAGTGGGACAGTGGGACAAAAAAGTGGGACAGTGGCCCATTTTGGGCCAAATTTACCCCCTTAGTGGGTAATGAGGTCGGGTTTCTAGTGGGTAATGAGGCCCGTTTTCTAGTGGGTAATGAGCTATTTTGGCCCACAAAAATGGGACAAAGTGGGACAGAAGCGGGACACTTTGGGACACCATGGTCCATTCCGACCCGGCAAAAAATGAGAATCCAAGTAGTATTTGCAGAGTGAGGGACCGTTTTTAGGCGATCCCCCACTCCACAAATGTCAGTCTTCCGCCTTCGCAATCTTGCTAGCGCCGATGCGAATATCATAGTTGTCGCACCGTGAGGTCATGGTCTCATCGGAGAAGAAGTAGGACAGGTATTCGTGAAGACTACGAATGCCTTCGAACATCTGGTTCACCTCCAGCGTCAGATGGTTCTCCTTGTACCCTCTAACCTCAAGAGACCAGTACCCTCCATACTTAGCGGTTTCGATATCCATTGTCAGGAGCACCCCTTCTCACACGAGTTGATCAGCTTGCCAGTCTTGTCCTCACGCCAGATTCGAATGATGGCATTATCGGCAATAGCACCATCACGAATAACAGCCGAAGCTTCATTGAGAACCTCACTCGCGTACTCGTATGCTTCATCCATCGTTTCGAAACCTTCGCAGGACTCGTATGGGGCGTACTCACCCATTCCGTACTCGACCTGAACAGCGAACATGATATGTAGTCCTTTCTTAGACGATTTTGTTTCACATTCCGGAGATCTTATCCCCGTCATGGAATTTAGCCTTGGGACGGGGCTCCCGGTAAGGAGCTTCCGGAGCAGACGACGGCAGCGGAGTCAGCGTGTAGTACATCACCGAGTTGAACGGACCTTCGACCCTGGTCTGCACGCTGGATCCGATCAACACCGAATTCATGTAGATACCATTGTTCTCGGCTAGCCTGTAAAGCTCATCAGTCAGATGATCCGATTTCGTATCGATCATCTCCATCTCAGACACCGGGATGTCGTCCTGGATGAACCAGCAATGAAGCCGGAAGTACTTGACATCCTTCGTGAGTTCTTTGAACATGAGTGTGCTCTCTTTCTAGTCTAGATTGTGTTCAGTTGTGTCAGTAGATCTTCAGAACATCGAGGTCGTCATAGCACTCGACCTTCGTGGTTCGAATCACCACGTTTCGCTCGGGCATCAAAGCAACGATACCCTTGACGTAGGTATCGGCCTTGGCACGGTCTTCGAAGAACGCGTAATAGTCGTACCTCTTACGCGTCTTCTCATCGACAGTGGTGATGTGAACCATCCACTCGATGTCGGTATTCTGTCCAAAAATATAAGTGTAGTCAGCCATTTGTCTTCTTCCTCTGGTTTGAAGGGTTGTTAGGGCATCTTACGGTGTGATCCTTTGGGTAGACCCGACCGTCCTTGGTTCGCCAATAATCCTGACGATCATCCGGGTGCGTCTTAAGCCAGTGACGATCCTGACATTCACACTTCTCGGGTGGCGTGATTTCCGAAGATATGATGTCGTTGATCCTTCGAGAGATCACTATGCCCAAATAAGCGTAGAAGTCTTTTTGATCGGAGACTAAGGCCTCGGGGATCACATCTTTCACGCTTACAATGAATGGCATGTCGATACGGTTCTCAGCGAAACACTCGACCTCAACTTTGATGAGCTCTCCTTCTTCCAAGATATGAACAGAGAAGTCGGACAGATTGTAGCCGTTGTTAGTCTTCACAGCCATCATTCTCCACCCTCTCATCGAAGTCAACAATCTCAGCCTTCGAGAGAATATCCTCGACGGTCTGCACCATCAACACAGTCGCCAATTCGATCTCATTCGCGATGTAATCGTATTCAAACACAGAGATGGTAACGTTAGGCTCGTCAGCGTGTGCCTCCTTATGAGCCTCCTCGATACCATGAGCATCCTCATAGGTATCATGGAACGACATGAATCGACGGACCGTACCGTCGGACATGCGAGACTCAACGAGGACGCACCAACGGTTCTTCGAAGGGTCAAAAACGACGCAACCGGGCTTCATGGACATTTCATGCTCCTTTACAGGTTGTGAGCGAAAATACGCTCATTGAAGACGCCCTTCTCTTGGACGGCCTTCCGGATGGCAGAGTCTATTCCAGACTCCGAGAAAAAATAGAAGTAGTGGAGATCCGTGAACGGCGTGTTGATTCGGTCGATGCGACCTTCGGCCTGCTCCAAGATCTTCCACGAGTAATTGAGGGAATAGAACACAATCGTGTCCGTCTCGACACAATTCCACCCCTCGGCGCCCGCGGTATACTGTACCAAATATACCCATGAGTCAGTCGTTGGTATGGGTTGATGATTGTGTCCGTTCCACTCGGCTACGTTGAATTCATCCTGCAACTCAAGCAGGATGTCTCGCTCGTAGTCAAAGTTGTAGAACACGATCAGCTTCTTACGCCGGCGCGCCACCAGACGAATATGGTCCACACGAGACCTATCCGAGTTGACACACTTGCGAAGGCCATAACAAACGCCAGCAGCATTCCTAAACGGCAGCCCAGTCTCCGGATCCCGTCTTTTTTTAGCGATCGTCTCGTACATCTTGCGATCGTAAGACATGGGGATGTAAGACCGGTTCCGTCGAGTGTGTCGCTCTGCCGGCATGGGGATTAGGATCTTCCGACGCCTGGCCTCCAAGAGACCCTGGTCACGATACATCTTCACTTTGGGGTACTTCGCAAACCGGTCCCAAACGACATGACGTTCGATGAACTCAGTACGGTTCTTGTAGTACCCGTTGGCGATAAAGAGAGGTACGTAGTCCAGCCATACATCCCCGGGCGTAGCACTAAGGAGAATCCACTGATTGTGCTTAACAATCTTGAGGAAGCTCTTAACCCACGCCCCAGACCCTACCACACGCTGCTCATCAAAGATAAACACGTGATCGCACAAGGATTGGTACTTGCGGATGTTGTTCCAAGAGTCGATTGTCAACTTATTGAGGTCCGCCCCAAAGACAGCGAACTCGCCCTCCCATTCGAGAGAGTCCCGCTTACGCGCAGTTGTAATCACAATGATCTTGCTTTCATCCGCTTGAGAAAGGGCCCAAGAGGCTCCTACACGTGACTTGCCCGAGCCAACGCCACCGACAAGGACTTTGCCACTCTGTAGGAGCCCCAAGGCCTCTTCCTGATGCGAATATAACTTCGCAACCATTACTTCTAGAGAATCTCCTTCTTCAGCAAGCGGAGCACCACTTCCGCCGCATCCTTAGGAATGTGAGGATACATCTCGATCTTGACCGGGTAGTTAAACAACCCGTAGTGCACCTTAGCGATCCATTCCCACGCCAGAGGGTTCGTACCGTTAAGGATACACTTACCGCGATGTGTAGTGATCTCGACCCACTTGATCACCTTCACGTCTTCCTCGTCCCCGGGCACCATCAGAATTTCCCCGAGGACAGGACGCTTACCCGATAGGATATCTTTCTTGAAGTCGGGAGGCTCTTGCTCCCGTAGAGGAGTTGAGAACTCAGTCTTGACGTTACCGAATCCGCGAAGGAAGTACTCACTACCAAACATATGTAGGATGCCTTTCGTCTAAATATAGTTCAACGAGCGCTAGACTCAGAATCGCTCAGGATCTGCGAATCCGCGCATGAGCGCATCAGAAATGAGCTTACGCTCTTCGGGATCATCGAAGTCGGGGTTAACCATGACTTCCTTGGTCACATAGTTAACCTGCTTGATGCGGGCAACCCAGGAGTCACCATTGGTGATCTGACCATCGTAATCCGTGGAGAGGATCTTGAGCTCGTAGTACACCGTATCCGTATCCGTATCCTCCTTGAGGGAGAACTCGGTAGTGGGGGTACGCCCCTCAAGCTTCTCAACAGAGAAACGAGGATCAAAGGTCTCACCGACGATGCGACCGTTGCGGAAGTTAATCCGGAAGGTGTAAGGCTGGTCGTCAGCAATCTTGTTGCCGACTGCCTTCTTCACGAGACCAACGATGTTGTCGTTGATCTTGCGCATGTCCTGTTCGTACTTCGTGAACTTGAAGTAATCCTTGTACTGGAGGATTGCCTTCTTAACGTCTGCGGGAATCTTAGTCATCAGATGTGGTCCGTTCCTTGTTCGCGGTTGAGTGCTGCCTTAATGGATGTCAGGGCAGCCGGCGTGATCTTCGGGTTGAACTCAGCGTGCTCAGCCCAGTACTTGCCCCGCCCATCCGTAGGAGTAGCACCCGGCTCGTTCGCGTTACCCTCAACCTTGATGCGCATAACGTAGTCGCCACCCGCATCGATCGTGGTATGCTTGGAAGCGTCCTCAGCCGAGGCGCCATCCTCGGCGAAGACAAGCTTCTTGACGTTCCACATGTAGACCTCGGCCTTGGGATCGTCGGTATGGAGCACGGTCTTGTCAACCTGCTCACCACCAATCTCACCATGGATCTCGATCGAGAAGCCCGTGTAGTCTCCGTTGATCGGGATGAATCCGTTCTTGATATTCACGATCGCCGTGAAGTTGTCGTTGTCGAACTTAGAGTTCATTGGATCCGAGAGAACGGCCTCGAGGTAACCCGCGATACCGAGAGCATCCACGGAGGAAAGCTTCTCCTCAACCGGGTTAAGATCGTGCCAGGCCTGGTTGTCCGGCACCACAGTTTCGAACCAGTTACTCATAGAACCAGTTCTCCTTCCTTCTGTAGGCGGTCCCAGATTGTGTCATCTAGGCGCCGCCTTGTTCTATTTATGTCCGATCGAGAACCCAAATATAGATTCTCAATCGAATTGTTTCTCACGTCTCCATCCATGTGGCAGACGTAAGAATCGTGGGGCCACCTCTTGTAGAAGGCGGCCCATACCACAGACGCAACAGTCTTTTCAGACGCGCCCCTGGTGGTGCTATACAGGCGGACGTAAAGCGACTCTCCGCGCCTGTTAAAAGGCTTGAGAAGCCGCATCGTATCTACCGCCCGAATGTCCCCCAATCGATTGGCTTCGTATCGGGGGAAGTTTGGCACGCGAGCCCAAGTATCTTTGTCTTCACGCATGATAGCCAGACCTAACAATGGTAGGGGGCAGGCCACACACTACCCACCCCCTACCGGTCTTTGTTAGACGTCAAGATCCGCGTACTTAGACGCGAAGCTGGCCGTCTCATCATCGAGGGTGATGTACGCCTCCCTCAGATAGGCGGCTACACCCTTCTGGCCACGGAAGTCGTAGACACTGGGGGCGATCACGATATCTGCAGACTTAATTGTGGCTCCGTCCAGCGAACCGATGGTCTCCTCAGAGAGGAGAACTTTCTTGCCGCCGGTGATCAACCACACTGACGGGGGCTTGAAATCGTAGCGAACCTTAACGGTGAGGTAAGGCCGCTCCGGATCGGGATTCCTGTCCCTATCCTTACCGTACTTGACGTTCCACCCGTCAGCTTCGAGATCGGCCACCAGGTCCAGAGGGATCGCGACGGAGAATTCACGACGCCCCTCGGTATTATACCGAGACTTGGCTCCGCTGAAATTGCGGAAAAATAGTTTTGCATCCTCAATTGCAATATTGGACAGCATGGTTTGGATTCCTTTCTACGCGACAAATTCGTCGTAGTCGATGTATTGTTCGATGGCTGCGCGCGCTTCATCCGCGAGCGCCTCAGAGTAAGACGTATCGACGTCCTGCTCCAGGTGCAGGTACTTGACTACCTCTGCTTCCTTCCAGAGATATCCCTTTGTCCCCACAACGGCGTCTTTGATCTCGCCGTCCTTGTTTTCCCTAAGGAGTTCGCCTCCACCCTTGTCTGGCTTGATTGGCACGAATGCACCGACCTTACCAACAAAGTGAGGATCCTCATTGGGGAACCGCAGGTACATTGCCGTCTGCACCTGCTTGGTCTGGACATAGTCCTCGTATTCAATAGGCTCGTTGGTGAAGAGCTTCTTGAATACGTATGGCTCCTGGAACTGTTTGCCAGTAGCCGTCCATTCACCTTCGCGAGGGAACGAGTATTTGGCGATGTATACTGCCTTGTTCACCAGCACCATCTTGGCATAGGTGGCCTCGTGTTCGAAGGTGTATCCATACCGCTCCCCGAACTCCATCACCTTCTGAATATCATCAGGTGTGGCCCCCGGGATCTTTATCGAGTCCGTCTTAATATGCGCCACGGTCAGACCGAGGGTCTCTTGCACGTAGTGCTTGAGATCGATCATGAAGAGCGCACCCCGCTTGGCTACGATGTTATCGACGTTGCGAGGGTCCCATGCAGGATTGTCGAACTTAGCGCTCGTCAATCCGTACATGGAGTTGATCGGAATCTTCAATGCTGTTCCGAGTTCGTCAAGATCGTAGTTCTTCGCAATCTCGACAAGACGCCCATCAAATAGCTTACTCAACGCGTTCAAGTCCTTATGCTTGATCGCCACACGAGCTTGCTTGAGCTCGCTATAACGCTGAGTATAAGGACCGAACAGATTGAGCAGCTCAATCGATGTCGGGTGCATTGAAGCAACGTCGAGGAGGGCGACGTTTTCGTAGTATCCGGGTTCCGAATATACGTAGCCTCCCTCTCCTGGATCTTCGCCCCGATAGGACGAACCCTTGAACCGGTCAAAGGTGTATCCTAGGAAGATCGTGGATAGATCTGTGTAAACGAACTTACTCTTGTCTGGTTTACGATCCTTACCAAACACCAGTGCACAGGTGTGCTGGTTTGTCGTGTCGTTGACACTCAAACCAGACAGCTCGGCGAGAATCTTCCGAGCCCCCCAGTCACTGGCAAGGTGATTGAAGACCGCCTCCGTAGCTTCGACATCGTTAGCGCAGTAATCGCCTGCGCTTTCCCACAGCCCCTCAGCGACTGGCTTATCCCAGGGAAGCCCGAGTTCCTGGTGATGAATACCGAGTTCGATCTCCCACTTCTTAAGAGACTGCTTTTTCGTGGAGAAGTCATAAATATCCGTATAGGACATTGAGTAGGCTTCCCGGAATGTAGCATTCGCCTCGTTGTTGATGATACGCTGGGACTGCTCGAATAGTTCCTCGTTAGAATATCCGAGCGACGCAGCATACATGATGTGGTTGTCGTATTTGCGATTGTTGAACCCGATGAGTCGGAGCTCCATAAGCTTCTTCACATCTTCAGGAGACGGATTGAAGAAGCGTCGAACTGGCTCTCCAGGATACTTGTAGCAGACGATGAAGAGGTTAGGGAACACCTCAACGTCGAAAAATGCAATCGGTCCGGAGCCGTCCTCCTGGACCTCCATCTTGTCTTCCGACATGAAGTGCATCTCCTGCACGACCTTCAGACACCGCTCAGCCTGGTTGGTAGACTTGGCGGCGAATGATGTCACAGCGTTCCTAGCGTCAGACACATCATATGTGATCCCAGACGAATATGCGTCGTCCAGGATCTTCTTGATGAAATCAACATTAGGAGCCGTCGCAGAGTGCACCTCCTTTCGGAGCGCCTTTGCGATGAGAGCCCGAAGATGGTTCTCATCTTTAACGTGCTGCGGATTGATCATCCGTTTTGCTTTCTCAGGCAAGAGCTGCACGTACTCTGCGATGGGCAGGTCATTTGCGAGGGATAGTCGTCGACGTAAAGATGATCGGCCTTTGAACCGTTTAATCTCGATCCCCGGCGAATACTCGGAAACGGTATCACCAGTACCAGTGTACTTGTAGACGAGGTGTAATCCTCCACCACTCTTCGATACTTCCGTATATGTCGAAGGCCAAGTAGAAGCAGCCCGAAGATTAGCATTGAGGTCTTTTTCACCGTTCTCTCCTTTCAGATCGAAGTCGATAACAACATACTCCTCTGGGAGCCTGACGTAGTGTTGCTTCGACGGATCGATTTCTTTTAGGGTGGTTGTGACTGAGTCCCAAGGTTCTTTAGGAGTACCCTGAGCTGTTGTGTACTGCGCCGGCCGGTCTTTGAAGAACTCATCAAAAGGAGTACGAGTCATCGGCTTCAGATCAAGCCATGTCTCATCTTCAACCGGCTGGGCGACAAGATCCCCCGATTCAAAGAGATCTGTGCGGAACCCAAAATATACATTCCTCTGACGAACTCCATTGACTCTGCAGCGTTCATGGAACTCGCTGAAGTAATGCTTTGCCTCTGTTCGGAACTTATGCTTGGGCATAACCCAAGACAGTCCGGAGGCCTCGGCATACTTCTTATACTCCATATACGCAGACGCAAGTGTGACGAATTCTCGAGTGGAGTAGTCATCGTACATCTCGCACATGAAGTTGTATACTGGGTTCGTTTCGCCCATCATGACAGACGTCCTGTAATCCTTATAGTAGTCAGGGCCCAGACTACGGTAGACAGAAATACAGTGATAAGCGATTGCACCAAGCTCCTCGGATACCCCCGACATGATCTTACGATACTCCCCAATAGGGATCCGCCTATTGGACGGGTAAATATCGATCAGCCGTCGTGGGATCCCCGAGTTAGAATCGGTGATCTTCACCGGATTGTTCGACGCCATGAGTAGCATCGTAGAGATTCGAACTGGACGAGGTTTTTTGAACTTCTCGTTTACCAACTGAATCTCATGTGAGATAATGGAGTTAAGACGAGTGTTGGTCTCGATCTTACTAAGATCTCCATCATGTTCTACCGCCACCAGAGGATCGTCAGCGAACGCAGACAACGCAAATGCATTACTACGTTGAGCTAACGATTCCGAATCGAATGCGGTAGCGTAATCCCCGAAGAGAGACTGCATGACATTGAGGATTGTGGACTTACCCGAACCAGGTTCACCATAGAAGACAAGAAACTTGTCAATCTTACGGCAATCACCGGTAAGGATAGCCCCGATCCCCCATTCAATCTTCTCCCGTTCTGAGGGATCATATAGGGTGTCTACGAGCGTATTCCAATTCACAGGCTCGCTATCAGACAATGCATATGGAAGCCTAAACGACGCATAGTCTTCCTGTCGGATAGGAGTGTCTGCAAATATAGGCTTTCGGTCAAGCGGACGATCGGTATCGACCATGTTCTTAGTCCACAGTCGGTATCGTTTCCATACACCGTCTCCGTCTCGTCGACAGAGACGAGGAAGCAAGTTGATGTGACGCTTAGCAGCGTCGTCGACATAAGTAAGGACATCCGAGTCAATCAGGCTGATTATCCTGTGCTCGTTCTTAGTCCATAACTCTTTGTCGGGATCCCACACAGCAACGAACTCCCCCCGATTGATCATGATATCCCGAGAATATCCATTGATGAAATCGGGGAACGCAGCTAGCTGCCCGGCTTGTCCACGCACGGGAGCGGTTTCGATGCTATAGAAATCCATGCTCACCTCCTTTCTAGTGATATGGATCGTAATAGTTTGACCAGAGAATCATCTGATCTCTTAGGGGCATCTCTAGAATATCGGCGCCAGGCACCATAAACAGACCCCCAGCACCGTTTCTGTGGTATGTCCTATGCATTACTCTATCGGCGCTATCCAGAGCCATAGAATATAATGCAGGATCTAAGAGCAGCCTGTCGCCGCAATTGACCACACCTAGGTTCAATAGGATAGACCTAGTGAACGCTGCTCGATCCTGGTACACCATAGCCGTTAATGTATCTGTGAGAGATACAAACAGCTCGAGGAAGGTTACGGAACCCTGCCTCGTACAGAGATGACCAGTCTCGTATGCATACTCTTCCCTCATTCGGAGAGCCTGTTCGGCCTTATCTCCGTCTTCAGGAATATACCATATGAACTCAACCTCATCCCATACCGAAGCAAGATCCTGGTAACCGTCGAGACACCCCCGCTTTATCAGCCAGGGCAAATATTCCATGGTCAGATCTTGTCCCAGATCACACCGTCGACGTTGAAGTCGATGATGACGTTGGAGTGAAGCGACTTGCGCTCGTAATCGGGGACTCGGTAGATCGAGCCCTCAATATCCCCGAACGACACGTAGCCGTCGCCGTCTCCATTCTTGAGCCACCCGACGAGAGCGCCTTCCCTCATGCGAGACAGACCAAGCTGGTCGAGGACCTCATTGAGGAAGAGGTGACCCTTCTTGTTCAGTCGACGGTTAGCCCACGCCTGAATCTCGGTGAGGTTCATCGTGGTGTAATCCTCATTTGGATCCCACGCAGTAGACGATGTTTCAGAAATAACTCGAGCGTATGGAGAGCACTCTCGGACCATCGCGAGGACTGCATCCGTGACGTCCGCAGCGTCATTACGATCGTCGTTTGCGAGGATCTCCTCGGCAGTCTTCCCATAATTAGGAAGCTTCGGAGCCATGATCTTATCGACGGTCTCCTTACCCAGAGTGTCCACCATCTTCGCCTTGTAGTTGTCGAATGCGTTCTGAATCGTAACGCACGCGGCACTCAGGGCTGCGAGTCGCTTCTTGCTGATGCTGTTGGAGAAGTAAATGAGAGCGATCGTAGTACCGCCGATGATTACCGCGGGAGCAATATGACGAGCGGCGTCGAGAGCGAAGAGCATACGGTTCTTACGCTCGATCGCGGGGACCTCTTCGTCAGGGATCTCGTCAGCTCGATCCTGACAATCCTTGACGCGCTCGTAATTGCGGTACTCGACGTCCTCAAAAGTACGCCCGGCCCGCCAAGCCAGAGCAGATGTAGCGATAACGCCCACCGATGCGCCGACACTAAGGATTGTAGGTGCGTGTTTGGAGACACGACCAACTGCAGTGTAGAAGAGAGTGCTGATAGACATCAGACTTGGCTCCTTTCAGAAAAATATAAGTTACTTGATCGGTTCTGGGGACTGTGAAACAATAATCCAACCCTCGCGAGAGAATCGGACTTCAAATGCGTCGAGAGTAGTCCACCCCCAACGCTCATCGGTATATTGAGTCTTGATACCGACGGAAGAATATAGATCGGCAACCGAGACCTGACCGTGACGCTCAATGGTTTCGGCTAGGTACTCTATCACGTCCATCGCATCAGGCTTTGTTTCGAAGATGAGATCATCAACCTGATTAGTACTCTGACGCAAGGGCCCACAAGACTTCGAATATTGAACTTTATTAGGAGTTCCTCGAGTGTAAGTTGCACGCGACGCCGATCCGTAGGAGGTGTAGGTGCCGGTACGCTCACGATTGACGTCAACGGCACCATAGAGAAGCTGCTGAATACCCTGTGTCACCATGTCGGTGATAGCGTTCTTAGCAGCGGGGATCGCGACATCAATCACGAGGTGATTAGCGATATCGGGGAGATCGTCGACAAAGAAAGTTTTGAGAGCCTCCTTGATGGGGCTCGACTTACTAACCTTAGCTTTGGCGATAACCTTCGCTTCCTTCTTCTCGGGGGAGGCCCCCTCCTTGGCTTTATCAGTGTTGCCAGGGAGGGAGACCTCAACAGGCCGAGTAGGCTCGATCGGGACGATGTCCGCCATCAGATACCCTCAGCCAGCATACGGAGCTCTTCGAGAGAAGCATCAGGATGCTCCTCGATGAGCTTCTTGGCCTTGCCCATGATGTCGTCAGGGAATAGACCGGCGAGGAACTTGTTCGAGAACTTCGGATCATCGCCGAGCTTGTCCAGGAGAGCATCGAATGCAGGGGAAGCGAGGAACGCCTTGGTCGAGCGCTCGTCCTTGAAGAAGCGCTTGCCGTCCTCGCTGCGTTCACCGTAGGCAGCACCGACAAACTCGCAGAGGAGCTTGTACGCGTCCATAGCAGACGCGTCGCCGCCGTTAACGGTCGCGATCTTTGCCGAGAGGGGAGTATGCTGGAGCTCCATGTTCATGAGCTCGCCCTTCGACAGATGGAAGTGGAGAGTCTCTTCGGTCTCTTCGCCGAAGAAGTTGGTGTACTTGACCTTGATAGACTGCATGTCAGTTGTTGTCCTTTCGGGAGATTGTATAAAACCCGACGCCGATTAGCGCCAGGATGGTTGCCAGAATACCGGCGATGAAGGCCGATGATCCGGTCTTAGCGAGCTTAGACTGCTCACTAGGCTTGGGGTTTTCCTTCGTGACAGGCTGCTTCGGAGCCGGAGTGGTTGCACTGGGCTTAGGAGCAGGTGTAGTCACGCTAGGCTTGGGGGTGGGGGTAGTAGGGACCGGAGTGGGCGTCTCAGAAGGCTTAGGCGCCGGGGTAGAAGGAGTAGGATTGGGCTTTGGAGTCTCAGAAGGGGTTGGCTCTGGAGCAGGCGTGGGCTTCGGCTTGTTAGAGCCATCGCCATCGGTCCCACCATTAGACCTGATCGTAGTGGTGGCCTCCAGCTTAAGGCCATTCACCTCAGCGCGGTTGGTAACCGAAGACTGACCCTCAGGCACCTTCATCTGCTCCGGGGGGAATGTGATACACACCTTGGAATCAGCGGGAGCCGTGAACTTAATCGTATTCGCATCCACTCGCGCGGCTGTGATGATTTCAGTCGTAGCGGGGTCCCACTCACCGCTCTTCGTACACTTCACCGACGTTCCGAGAGGCGTGTCGAAGTCCTTCACAACATACTCGGTACCAGGTGTGGCGATCCATTTAATCGCCCACCCGACCGTATTATTGTCATTCGTCCACCCGAATTTCAGATTTTCCGGGCGAGCGTATTCGTAGTGGGCAGCGTTGTCGCAGTCGCTCGTGCAGGTACCCGTACCCTGGGCATCGCCCCACACAAGCTTCCGGACCACTTCGCCATTCAGAACGATGGGGGCCTCTTCGGTACCGATAGCGCCTTCCTGAATACGGGCTCGGGCCCACCAGGACCCCTTGACATCGATCTTATCGGCGTATGCCGGCGGAACCTCATTGACCTTGCAGGTCAGATTCGCCTGGTCAGCGGTGCATTCGCCGACCTTAGTCCCATCGTCCAATGTGAACGGGAATGATGCGTTCCACTTAAAGGGAACGCTCCCATTCGTAGGAGTGGTGGAGACCGTGAAAGACTGGCCGATTGCCAGCTTCTCGACGGTCCAGGTACCGCTGACGCTGATCTCGGACGAGACCTGTCGCGATGCGCTGGTGGCCTTAGTGACCTCGGCCTTGATCTGCGGGACGTCTTCCGCGATAGCCGGAGAGACCATACCTCCGACAACGATGGCTCCGAGGCCGATCGATGCGATCATTCGCTTCATTTTGGTGTTCCTTTCAGGGGTGTGAAAGCCTATAACCCGTGTTTGGGTTATAGGTTTGAGTTATCAGAGGGGGCAATCCATGAGATCAAGAATGGCCTTCAGATCGTCCGAAGGCGTTTCCTGCTTCTTACAGGTTTCCAGAAGCTTGTTGACGCGGTCGAGGTAGACGTTCTGCGAGTACTCGAGGGCCGAGTTAACGGCCTTCTTACGAGACTTCAGCGCGCCTTCCAAGAGACCAGCAAGGTAGAAGTTCCTGTAGAGGAGCGCAACGGAAACAAGGGAGGTTCCGATGAGGGCGTAGGTCTTGATGGTGTTGGAGTTCATGAGAATGATCCTTTCAGAGAGTTGATATTTCTCATTATGGGCCGTGTATTTTTGAAGCCCTATACACCATGTAAGGTGTATAGAGGCGAGAACGTCTCAATTCTTGGATTTCTTGAGTTGCTTCTTCCGAAGTCTGTCGGGATCTAAGGCAGAGCACATGCCGAAGAAACCGAGCAGGATTCCGAATGTGAACATAGGTGTGTCCTTTCTCGAGTGGTTAGTTCTCATTATAGGACTCGTTTTTTGTGTTCGGCCACTCTTTCGGAGGTTCTGTGTACTCTATAGGCTCGTCGGTGAATGTGACCGTATTATTTTTGGTCACGGCTCCTCAACCGATCTTGAACCAATTCGGCTGAGGAGCGGGATCAATTGCAACCTCGACCGCGGGTGATCCGGAATCCAGAAGTACAGGACGGAACTCAGGCTTGATCGTAACCCCGCCTTCCCAGCCAAGTTCGTCACCGATACCAACCTGTCCGATGTGAATCTGGCTGTAGAAGTCGTTAAGCGGGCAAGGACCGTACCCGAGTAGGTCTTCGGTGATGTTATTGCAGTATGCACGGATCTTCTCAGGGGTCGAACGGAAGGTACGACCCGTAATGGCGTCCTTGCAGAGCACCTCTTCGTCGCCAAAGAGGACCATCGAACCAGCAGGAAGCTCCTTCTTAGCTGCCTTCTTATCAGCCGGCTTCGCGCCCTCCTTAAGGATCTTCACCTGCTCGGCCATCTTGCTCCTCAGATCAGAGAGATCCAGCTGAGAGACCGAATAGGCAGCCGCTAGGGCCTGGTACCGCTTATAGCTGACCTTGTGGAGCGAGGCGAACGCGAAGATTGTGACTCCAAGCGACAGAGCAGCGGGGACGTAGGTCATCCAGTTGCGCTTTGCGAAGTCGAGGAGGTTCTTGGATTCGCCATTATCATTGGCCACCGCCTTGGCGTGGGCCTTGCCACTGGTAATGGCGGTGGCGACAGATGCCGCAATACCGAGGCCCGTGATGAGGATCTGAGGGTTGTGCTTCACCCAATCAAAGGCGAAACGGATCATGTTCTTGATGTTCATTGGTTGCTTCTTTCTCGAGAATACGTTCAGAGGTAGAGAACGTACGTAAGGAGGTCCATACCAAGGACGGACGAGGCAGAGATCGGAATGAAATTCGGGTCAGAGCCGACTGCGAGTGAGTCGACAATAAGCTTAGGCTCCTGTCGCTCAAGGTCGTCAACGATGACGATATTCTTAGCAAAAGCACGTCGACGATCTGTCATAACGAATCGGAATGGCACGATGACGTACTTCGCGTCAGGCTTGTCGGCTTCGTCCCTAGAAATAAGGACGTGGTCGCCGGCCCCATCGATGAAGGTGAGGTCTTCGTGGTTATACGGGTTCCCTCGAAGAGGTCTCACAGCGCTACCCTCGATGTACTTACTGACGAGAACGCCGAGAGCGGTAGTTTCAATAGAATTCGGTCGCACAGGCGCAGAGTGCGCAAGTGAGATCGAGATGAGACTTCCGTCGGGAACAGAGAGGTCTGCATCTTTGATATCAATAATACGTCGTTCAGTCATGGTTGCTTCCTTTCAAATATGTCAAAGCCTATAACCCGTGTTAGGGGTTACAGGCGAGAGTGATCTCAGAGGATGATGTCACTCGTCCGAGTTGGAGTCCGGGTTGGGACCCATCTTGAACGACAGGATGGTGAGCCCGCCGAGGAAAAGCGCAACCGAGCCAAGAGCAGCAGTCTTAGCGACGGGAACGGTCTTCTTAGCGAAATCACAGACGCGGTCCAGGAGAGGGGCCTTTTCGGGGGTCTCTTCGATTTCGGTGGAGTTGGACATGGGGAGTTCCTTTCTTGAGGGGTTAGTTCTCATTATACGGAGAGTATTTTTTGCGGAACTACAAAGCCTATAACCCGTGTTAGGGGCTATAGGTGTGAGATCAACGAGTGAACGCTTTGTCCAATGCAACTTTCACGACGGTGTAAGCGCCGATCGCCGGCAGAATGAACATGAAAATGAGCGCGTAGACGGGAAGCATCGTCCACTCGAAGACGTCGGTCCAAATCAGAATGATTTTACGATCGATGTCGAAAGCGTGGAGGATAGCGCCAATTGCGCACCACATGGGCATAACGACGAGGGCACCAACAACGAACGTGATGACGGTAGACATAATGGGGTCCTTTCATAGGGGAGGTTGGTTCTCATTATAGTCTACGTAAAATATGTGAAAGCCTATACACCATGTAA